AAGGTGGCTGCGGCGTGGAAGAAGGCCCGCGGCGGCAGCCGTGCCCCCTCCCTCCCAAACTCCCTGAAGGTGGCGAAGTTCGTCACCACCGCCCCGACCCAGGACAACACGGTGGACGCCGACTTCATCGACGCCGTCGACTGGGAGGACGCCGAGAGGATCTGCGCGGAGCGTGGGCTCGGTGAATCCGTCCTGGGCGAGGTCGTCGAGGACGAGCTTGCGGTACCGCAAGCCAAGGACGACCTGGGCACCGCGGGGCTCCAGGCCGGTGGCGCGCTGCAGCCCGCGCAGGGGAGGAGCCTCGTCCGCACCCTCCCGAAGCCCGTCGTGGACACCACGGAGGAAGACAAGATCGGCAAGGCGGGAGGCGAGGTAGCCCAGGAGACCGCGACAGAGCACGTCGGGGTCTTCATGCGCGTCCCTACCCGGGTGGCGGACGGGTTCCCCGAGAGGCGTGGTCAGGACGAGAGCCCTCCACACGCGACCATCCTGCAGGCGGGCGAGATGGAGCGGGGCGAGTTCGACAAGTTCCTCCTCGCAGCCCGCGTGCTCCTCAAGCAGGTCCCGCCCGTCCGGGTCGAGCTGACCGACTTTGGCCAGTTCACGTCCCACAAGGGGGACGAGGTCCCCCACGTCATCCCGCGCATGAAGACTCACGGGCTCACGTTCGAGCGCCTCCACGAGTTCCTCTGTTCCGAGATGCGGGACCTGGGCTTCGAGGGCTGCCGCCGGGACGACCCCTTCAAGCCCCACGTCACCCTGGACATCCTCCCCCCGGGGTCGAAGTTCAGCGGGGACGTCCCGGGTGGCGAGTTCGCCTTGACGGAACTCGAGGTCTGGGGCGACCACGGCGGCGAGTTCGGCCGGTACGCGATCGAACTCGGCACGGGCAAGGTCCTCCGCCGCGTCGACTCCCTCAAGAGGGGCAGCGAACTTGCGGCGCCGCAAGTCACCGAGGCGGAGGTCCAGGAGGACGCGCCTCGCGAGTTCAGGATCCTGACCTCCAAGGCCGACGGGGAAGAACGAACCGTCTTCGGGATCGTCCTCGAGCCGGAGGTCGTGGACTCCCAGGACGACATCTACAGCCCCGAAGAGATCCGAAAGACCGCTTACCGCTTCATGGAGCGGTACCAGCAGTTCGGCCTCATGCACCGGGACATGGTCTCGTCGATCCTGCCCCTGGAGTGCTACCTGGCCCCGTGCGACTTCGAGGCGGGCGGGCAGAAAGTGCTCAAGGGAACTTGGCTGCTGCGGGTTCGAGTCCTTGACGACAAGATTTGGGGCAAGGTAAGGTCAGGCGAGTTGACCGGGTTCTCGATCGGAGGCTCGGCGATGCGGACCCCGGACACGGTCAAGCTGGCATGAGCATTCTCGAAGACACCCTGCTACAAGAAGAAGGCGAGGCCGACACCAAGAAGGTCGGTCGCCTGAGTGACATGGACACCCGCGAGGTCAGCCTCGTCGACCGAGCTGCAAACAAGCGCCGCTTCCTCGTTGTGAAGCGCCATGAGGAGGAACAGATGCCCGCTACCGTGACCAAGACCGAGGAACCCACCGTCGTCGTGGACGAGGAGGAGGCGATCGAGGCCCCCAAGGTCGCGAAGGGGATGGCCGTCGCCGTCCTCGACGAGGTCTACGAGCGGGTCGACGACCTCCGCAACGCGCTCGAGGCTGCGCCCGTCGCGAAGAACGACGAGGGGTCCGACTCGTCCTCGTATGGCCGCGAGGCCCGCGCGATCCAGATCATGCTCAAGGGGCTCTCTGGGGTCACCAAGAGTTCGTCGCTGCTCGTCCCCGTCCGGGCCCCGCTCTCGGGTGACCTGACCGAGACCTACAAGGCCGAGGCCAGCAAGGTCCTCAACGAGGTCGCGCGCCGCGTCGAGTCGATGAAGGTCGACCTTGCCAGCGTGGACATCCTGGACGCGGTCCAGGCCCGTTCGATCAACGCGACCGGCGACCTCCTGGCCACGATCCCCCACCAGGTCGCCAAGGGCCGGTCCCTGATCCTCCTCTCGAGCCTCAGCAGCGAGCAGCGCGACGCTGCCCTGGGTGCGATCGAGAAGTCGATGGCCGGACTCGCCGACGTCTACGTCGCCCTCCAGACCGACGTCATCGCCAAGGGCGCCGACGTGGCGGACCAGTTCGACGTCGGGGCCACCCTTCACGAGCACGCGTCCCTCCTCGAGAAGGCCGTGGCGGAGTTCCTCGACGGCCAGCAGGGCGAGGTCGACCTGGTCGACGCCGCGGTCGAGGAAATGCGCGCGCTCCAGAACGTCGAGAAGGCGGTCAAGGTCGTGCCGATGCGCGGCATGTTCGCCGTCGTGGAGTCCATGGCGGGCAAGCCCGACAAGGTCCACGCCCGTTTCCCCAACGCGCAGATGGCCCAGGGCATGGCCGCTCGCATGAACGCCAAGAAGGCCGGTGCTAAGACGGCCAAGATGGAGGCCCTCATGAAGGTCATGAACGTCGAGACCGAGAAGACCGAGGAGCCGAAGGTCGAGGCCACTCCCCCGGCCGAGACGGAGAAGGCGGACCGCCTCACCCGCCTCAAGCGGGCAGTCGCCCTGTTCAAGGACGGCCTGTCCGACCTCCGCTCCGGCGAGGTCAGCACGGAGAAGTTCAAGCAGGTCGGCGATTCCCTCGCTGGCCTGATCGGTGAGCTTCAGGTCGAGAAGCGCGCCGCCGCGGCTGCGCTCTCTGGCGTGGAGGACAAGAGGAAGGCGAGCCCCGAGTGCCCCAACGTGGGGTCGGGTGTCCAGCCGGACGAGAGCGAGATCGGTAACATGAACGACGTCATGGGAGCGGGCACGGGCGACACCGCCGAGTTGCTCAAGAACGTCGAGGGCATGATCGACGCCAAGGTCAGCGAGGTCGCGAAGGCGAAGGACGCCGAGATCGCCAGCCTGACCAGCGAGCTGAGCCAACTGCGGAAGTCCCGCAGCGCTCCCTCGACCCCGCCGAGTGACGGCGAGGTCGTCACCACCTCGAAGACTGACGAGTCCACCGAGGACTCCTGCTACTGGCCCCGCGACCTCGCCGACTGGGATGGCGAAGAAGACCGCGACTAACCCCTTCACCGGCTGATCCGCCTCCAGGCGGTGAGCTACCACCCCGAGAGAATTCCACTAGGAGGAAACACATGATCGGGAATCGTTCCTTGATCGAGAAGGCGGACCTGTCGTTGTCCGACCTCAGCACCGGAGGCGGTGCGCTCGTTGCTGCCCAGGCTCGTCGTCTCATCCGCACGCTGATCGACGAGTCCGTCGTCATGCCCATGGCCACCGTCGTTGCCATGCGCAGTCCGACGCAGCTCCTCGAGAAGATTCGCTTTGACCAGCGGGTCCTCCGTGCGGGCACCGAGGCCCAGGCCCTCAACGTCAACGACCGGGCGAGCCCGGAGATGGACAAGGAGGAGCTGAACGCTCAGTTGTTCAAGGCGGAGGTCCGCCTGAACAACGAGGTGCTGGAGGACAGCATCGAGCGCGGGAACCTCAAGGCGACCGTCTTGGCCGTCCTGGCCGAGCGCGTTGCGCTGGACATGGACGAGATGCTGGTCCGCGGCGACACCACGTCGCTCGACCCGTTCCTCGCCAAGTTCGACGGCATCCTGAAGCAGGCCAGCGTCAACACCGTGGCGGTCGGGTCCAACCCCCTGACCAAGACCGTGTTCCGCGACATGCTCAAGGCCATGCCGACGGAGTTCCTGCGGAACAAGAAGAAGATGCGTTTCCTGACCTCGGTCGACGCCGAGATCGACTACCGGGACACGACGAACTCGCGGGAGACGGCGCTCGGCGACCGTTACCTCGCCGAGGACGTCCCGGTGGCCTACTCGGGCATTCCGATCATGGACGTGCCCGTGTTCCCCGAGGGCTTGGGCGTCGGCGCCAACGAGACGAACGTCTTGCTGACCGACCCCAAGAACATCAACGTCGGCATCTGGCGCAAGGTCACCATGGAGACCGACAAGGACATCTCCGCGGGCGTCCTGATCATCGTCGCCACCCTCCGCTTCGACGTCCGGTTCGCTGAGAAGCGCGCCACCGTCCGCGCGGACGGCATCACCGTCAGCTAGCACTGAGGGCCCCGGGGATCACCTCCCCGGGGCTGCTCGCTCGCTGTCCGGCTTACCCCCCAAAGCAAACACCGAACACAGGAGAACACCATGACCCAGACTGCTCTCAGGGCTACGCCGGACGGACACGCCGGTCAGCAGCCCTCCGCCCCGAACATCCAGCTCGCCGTCACCCTCACGCTCGACACCCTCTACGCGACCGGAGGCGTTGCCTTCAACGCGGCCGAGATCGCGCGGGTCCTGGGTGGCTACGACAAGGCCCCGGCGATCCTCGCCGTCCAGGCCACCCCCAAGGGCGACTTCAACGCCCAGTGGGACGAGGCGGGCAACCTCATGCAGGTCTTCGTCGGCAGCACCGGGCTCGAGGTCGCGAACGCCACCGACCTCAGCGTGACCCCGGGCACGTTCGACGTCTTGATCACGGCGCAGTAGCGCCAAACGGACCCACTACGCGAAGCGGCGGGACCGGACGGGTTTGCGGTACCGCAACCGACTGGCCTCGCCGCTTTTCGTTGCACAGACTGATTAGAGAAAAGACAACCCCAAGAAGATGAGGACCAAGATGCCCAAGACGAAGACCAAGCCGAAGACGATGCTGGTGCGGATCCACCGACCGAACAAGCGCCTCGGCTACATCGCCGAGACCTACACCCTGAGCGGCTCCGGCTATCCCAAGTTCGACTACCGGCGCGGCTGGTATGAGGTCGACCTCGCGACGGCGATGAAGCTGCGGCGGGCGCTCAACAACCCCCTGGACCAGGGCAGCAAGCCCGTCTTCGAGGTCGTCTCCCCCGAGGAGGGGAAGGCCCTCGACGTTGCGGAGAAGCAGCAGGTGGCCCAGGCGACCGCGCCGATCCCGCTCCCCCAGAAGATCCACAAGCCGACCCGCGCGGAGGTCCGCGAAGCGGCCAAGTCCGAAGAGGTCGAAGACGCAGACCTCGACCTCAGCAACGAGGACAACGACGAGGACTGGGACGCCCTGACGTCGCCGGACGACGGTGAGGACGAGGACGAACCGGAGGTCCAGGAGACCGCGAGCGCCGACGACCTCGCCGACCTCGACTCCCTGGTCGAGCCTCCGAAGCCCGTGGCCAAGAAGGTGACCAAGAAGCGCGCCACCAAGAAGACGGCCAAGAAGAAGGCGACCAAGAAGGCGCGCGGGAAGTAGCCCGGTGCCCGCGAACGACACCAAGCCCGGGGTGACCTGGGAGACGTCCGACCTGGGCACGGCTGCGTTCGTTCACATGCTGGGGCTCAAGCTCCTCGGGACCACGCGCGGGGCGGGCGGACGATTCGTCTTCCGCTTCGTCGACCCCGAGGAGCGTGGTCCCGGCTATCAGGTCGACTACCTCAACAGCGAGTGCAGGAAGTTCGACGCCGCGGTTCGCAGCCTCAAGAAGCTGTGCTACGACGGCAACCCGAGGAGGGCAACGTGAGCGAACGCATCTTCAGCGACCTGTCCAAGACCGTCGACACCGAGCCGGGCCAGTCCCCGGTCCTCGGGCCCGGCGAGACGATCAACTACGACGTGAACATGGCGGGATACGCACCGCCGTACTCGGTCCACGTCTTCCCGCCCGCAGGCCTGGGGACCGTCTCGCGAGAGATCCTGGGCCTGTTCAACGGGCAGGAGGTCGTGATCGAGGCCCTGGCTGGGGCACCGCTCGGGACCCTCCTCAAGAACGACTACGCCGACCTGCCCTACTCCAGGATCAGGGTGCGGCTGGTCGGCGGGACTCCACCACCTAACGGGCGCGTGCTCGTCCAGGTCAACGGCGTCCCGGTCCGGTAACACCCCAGGAGACCCAGCCATGGAAGCGTCCCTGATTCAGCGTGCCCTCGAGGGCCTGATCGCCACCGGCCCAGTCGCCGTGGTGTTGCTTGGCATGGCCTGGCAGCTCTGGAAGCAGAATCAGGACCTCCTCAAGGAACTGCGAGAAGACAAGAAGCGAATGATCGTGATCGCCATGCGCGTGACCAAGGCCGTGGAGGCCTTGGCTGGGATCGAGCCACCCGACGAGTCCGGGCTCGACGACGAGGCGTAGGGCGACCTGGAGGGTTGGAGACCAGCTAACGAAGGAGCCCGACTAATGCCCGCATCACCGTCCCCCGAGGATTCCAAGCTCGAAGCCTGCATGGCGAGGCTCGACAGGGCCCTCACCGCCGTTCACCGAAGCGTCAAAGACCAGGAGCCTACCCCGCCCACCCCGGCGACCAAGGGGTTCTCTCCCGCCCACTACAAGAAGACCCGCGCCGTGCTGATCCAGGCTGCCGAAGAAGCCCTCGAGGAAGAGGAGGCGGTCGTCGAGAGCGCTTCTAAGTTCCTCCGCAAGAAGGCATGATTGCTTGCGGTACCGCAAGGGGGGTTTTGAGGAGTGGCATGGCAACCGGAGGACCTGACTAGTCAGATCGACGGCGTGGAGGACACCTTCACGACCACGTTCTCGCGCGTCCTCGGACAGCTCACGGTCTTCTACAACGGCGCGCGGCTCGCTGGCTCGTTCTACGCCGAGATCAACGCCCTCCAGATCCAGCTCACGATCGTCCCTTCCGGCGGGGACACCCTCTTCGTCCAATACCTCACCGACCAGACCGTGGACGGCCGAGTCGTGGCGTCCGGGTGCCCATTCCCGGCCGGACCCGCCACGACGCCGGAGGGCCTCCTCAGCATCCTCGACGGGCTCGACAACCGGATCGACTTCCTCGAGCAGGAGGAGTTCTTCACCCGGGACCCGAAGAACTCCGTGCGCGCGGCGAGCACGGGCAACGTCGTCGCCACCTACGACCCCGTCAACGGGCTCCTCGGAACGGGGTCCCTGACCGGCGCCCCCGCTAGCAACGACGGCGTCCTCCTGGTCGACGACGACCGGGTGCTGCTCAAGGACCAGGCCGACGCCGAGGAAAACGGGATCTGGCGGGTCGTCGACTCCGGGACGGGCTACTGGGTCCGC